AGCAACATCAGGATCAAGCTCCTGCCCAGTCATCTTGAACACTGCCTGCATGTGTGTGCCCCAGTTCTGTGCATTATACAGTCCGTATGGGTCTGTAAGTATAATAAAATCTACTGGTGTGTGGTTAGTGACTTCAAAGTCTTTAAACGGATTTATTTTTGACATACATGTATTTATTGTTTTTTACAAAGGCTTGAATGTTGTTACGGCGGCTAGTCTACGAATGCACGTTCTAATACAAAGTCATTTGGTTCGCCCAAGTTTCCTTCTATAAATCCGTTACCTTCAAAGTAGTCTCTACATTGATAATTCATCTCTGGGCCGCCACAAACCATAACCCTGTCAGTGTCTTTATTGAATCCGTTGTCAGTAAAGTGTTCTACATGTTCCCAAAAACGTCCTTTACGCACATAATCTTCTTGGGTGCAAGTATCGTAATATGTAAATGAAAATGTTTCTGCTAACTCTACCATCAAGTCAGTGTATGTATGTTCAGCATGTGTTCGAGTGGTGTGTACTACAATAACGTTTTCAAACTTTTCGTAAGTGCCGGGATCTCTAATAATACTTAAAAACGGAGCAAGACCTGTTCCTGTTGAAAGCAAATACAGATTCTTCGCTGAGGTTACGTTATCAATCGTTAGAGTGCCCGTTGTCTTAGGCATTACTACTATTTCGTCTCCGACTTTTAAATGCTGTAGACGGCTTGTTAGAGGTCCATCCGGTACCTTAATACTTAGGAACTCGATTTCGTCTTCATAGTTAGCACTAGCAATGCTATATGCTCTAAGCAATGGTCGAGATCCTTCCTCTTCGCCTTTTAATCCAATCATAGCAAACTCGCCGTTTATGAATCGAAAACTCTGGTTGCGTGTTGTTTTAAAGCTGAAGGTCTTGTCTGTCCAATGATGTACCCATGTAACTTTTTCTGTATACATTCTTAATCCTTGTGATGTAAAATACCTGGTGGAGCTGATAGGGATCGAACCTACGACCTGTTCCGTGCAAGGGAACCGCTCTCCCAACTGAGCTACAGCCCCAGATATTTTCTTGCTTACTTAATATTTCTATTTAAGTATTTCTTCATGTTATCGCCAACTCTCGCTGAGTTTCTTTTAACATTTTCACCGATCATTTCAGCATTCCTCATAAGGTTCTTGCTAATCTGTTCTGCGTTCTTCTGGACATTCTCACCAATCTTAGAAAAGTCAAAATCAATATCTACGATTTCTTTTCTTTTTAACACTGCTGGTGTCTTTGCCTTACTTACTTTTTTGGTTGTTATTGCATTAACCATGTTATACCTTCCTGTTACACTTGTAACAATGCCTACGAACTATTCGTAGTTGGAGCGGGTAATCGGAATCGAACCGATATCCAAACGTTGGCAACGTCTTGTAATAACCGTTATACTATACTCGCTTACTGCGTATATTTACCACCAGCATTGCCAATGCTCTAAAATAGTGGCGGAGAGTGAGGGATTCGAACCCTCGGTCCAGTTACCCAGACGCCTCCTTAGCAGGGAGGTACTTTCGACCACTCAGCCAACTCTCCGAAATTACTTATACAGTATAATAGTTATCAAAGTATTTGTCAAGAACTTCAGGAAGTGATAAATACTACATTATGCCTAGATTAAGTTTATGGAACAAGAACAAAGGAAACGATTATGACTTTATTGATAGAGTTGTAGCCGAGTCTGTCAACGCAGGTGGCACAGGAGTTTATGTACATAAGTATGTAGGCACTTATAAAGATGACACATCTGCAAGTATTGGAAGCGAGGAACTGTATATCCAAGACGTTGTCTTTTTAGAGAACAGGGATAGAAAGTATGACGCTGACATTTACGAGCTACGTGGTGCATATCAAATTGCAGACCCCGACTTTGATTTAACACAGTTTGGACTATTTGTAAATAACGATTCGTTATCTATGACTTTCCATATGAATACCTGTGCTAACATGTTGGGTAGGCGATTGATGGCAGGCGATGTGCTTGAGCTTCCGCATTTAAGAGATGATTTACTCTTAGGCGGTGGAGCCGCAGTTAATAGATTCTTCGTTGTAAGTGATGCTGGCAGACCAGCAGAAGGTTACGATGCTAGATGGTGGCCTCACTTATGGAAAGTCAAACTTAAAAATATTACAGATAGTCCTGAGTACAGAGACATACTCGGTACAGGTGAACAAGCTGACGACCTTAGAAATATTTTAAGTACATACAGCACTGAGATTGCAATATCGGATAAGGTTATAGAACTAGCAAATTCAGAAGTTCAATATGACGCTGGTTATTATGAAGGTGGACACTTATATGTTGATCCTAATTCGCAAGACAAGCCTGGTGTATACTTCCCCGGTGACGGTGAAGCTCCTAACGGTATATCAATAGTAGGCAGTGGCGATGCAATGCCACTAGATGCAAATGACGGAGAGTACTACTTGAGAACTGACTTCAGTCCACACAGACTGTTTAAGAAGCAAGGTACTAGATGGATTAAGGTGAGCGATGACAACAAGAATGTCTGGAGTGCCGCCAATAAACTACTCACATCATTCGTTAACAATGATAAAATAACTACTAACACAGACGGTACTACTCAGTCAGAAAAGACTAATATGAGTAAGGCTGTGAAACCTAAGGCAGATTAATATGGCAAATATGGATTACTTTTATGACGCACAGTTAAGAAGATACTTGCTTCAGTTCATGAGAATATTCAGTGGCTTTACAGTTGCAGAAGGTAAACGTGATGGTGTTACGAACTACCAAAAAGTTCCAGTAAGATATGCAGACATGCAACGTATGGTTGCACATATATTGACCAAAGGTTCGGAGAACATGGTTAATAGTACACCGTTTATATCATGTAACATTTCAAGTTTGCTTATTGCTAGAGACAGAGCACAAGATCCAATGCTTGTTAGTAAAGTACAAGTTGCTGAAAGACAATATGACTCTGGCAATGCTACTTACAGTTCGGCAGAGTTTCCTGGAAATTTATATACAACAGATAGATATATGCCTGTTCCTTACAACTTAACAATGAACATTGATATTTGGAGTGGGAACACAGATCAAAAATTACAATTACTAGAACAAATTTTAATCCTATTTAATCCTAGTATACAACTACAGCAAGGAAACAATCCATTAGACTGGACTAGTTTATACGAAGTCGAATTAACTGATATACAATGGAGCAACAGAAGTGTTCCTGCAGGAGTTGATGAAACAATTGATGTTGCTACACTAACATTTGTGTTACCTATATGGGTAAGTCCTCCCGCTAAAGTTAAAAGACAAAAAATTATTAATACTATTATAACAAATATTTACGACACAGGCAGTGTCGGAGATTTAGGTTATGACGAAGATATGTACGACTTCTTTAGAGACTTGGATCAAGACTTTGAGTTGCACACAATATCACCTAACAATTATGAAGTTGAACTTACTGGTACAGTGGCCAAGTTATATAAAAACGGTGCCACAGAAGCTAACTGGAATGATTTACTAGAAGTACTCTCCCCACAGGGAACTGGTACAGCGAATGCTAACATAAGTATTTCAGACATTCCGTTAACTACAGCAAGTACATTACAACTTAATATATCGAACGATGTAGACTCGTCTACATTGATAACTGGCTTAGTGGCAAGAAATCCAGCGGATGCATCTAAACTTATATTTACATTGGATACTGACACTTTGCCTTCAACAACACAAACAAACGTAACAAGAATAGTCGATGCTACAGCAAACTATCCAGGTGATGGCACTTTAGCCGTAGCAACAACAGGACAACGTTACTTACTTACTACAGAGTTACATGGCGCTAGTTGGGGTATATCCGCAGACGCTAATGACATTATTGAATACAACGGCACTGCATGGATTATATCATTTGATGCTTCTACATCAGCAAACCAAGAAAGTGTTCATTATGTTAAAAACTTATACACAAACAAACAATACAAATGGGAAAACGTTCAATGGACAAGCACATACGAAGGGAAGTACAACCCAGGGTTCTGGCGCCTGAACGTATAATCAAAGAGAGCGTTCTACAAACACTTAACCCGATGACTAACTTATCTAGACACAACGGCATAAGTGCCGCTGGTGTTTTGTTCTTATCCAAGTCTACAGGCAGATGCTTATTCCAACTCCGCAACTCCGACAAGAAAGGAAAACACACCTGGGGTTTTTGGGGAGGTATGATGGATGACGGTGAGACTACTTACGATACTATTCAACGTGAACTTATGGAAGAAATAGGTCTCGTCCCAGAACTAAAAAAATTAAATCCCATTGATGTATACCAAAGTAAAGATAAAAACTTTATGTACTACAGTTTTGTATACCTAGTCGACGATGAATTTATCCCCAATCTTAATAAAGAGAGTGCCGGGTATGCTTGGGTCGATATAGGTAATTGGCCTATGCCACTACACTTTGGTGCTAAGAGCACTTTAGGAAGAAACAAGGGCGTTAATAAACTACGCACTATCCTAAAGATCAATATGTGATAAGTAATAGCATGTCAAAGGATATTATAAATTTTGACTCTATACGTTTGACTACTGAGCTTAATAAATTCAAACTACACAAAACAATTCCCAACACATTTTTAGACGGTACGTTCTCTATACTTGACCTTAAGGAGAACTACGAAGACTTTTCTGCTAAACATAAGAGGATAGCAGACAGGTTAATAAAAGTCTATGAAGTGGAAATTAGGGAAAGTGCAGATGGTTTAGCAAAGAGCATGGAGAACGAGTATAGAGGATTCTTAAAAAACCAACGTTGTAGAGAACACTGGTGGGTATACCCTGCCGTGATGAAAAAATACAGAGTAAATATAAATCCTGTGCGAGCAGTGTACTACGAAACAAAAGAAATGGTTAAGAAGTTTAACAGTCATAGTCCACATCATGGGTGGCTATTTGATATAGTGTCTAGCAACGAATGGCATCAACGAGTAATGAAAGCAATTTTAACTGACCGACAACGTGTTGATAAAATTATAAACTTCTATCTTCCGCTATACGAAGCTTCGGGTCTACGTATTCCTATTGAGTTAACACATTTAAAAACATTGAGGTCTGATTTGCTTGACTATGCAAATCTATTTACTGCTGTTAGGCAATGGACTCCGGACGACTAACTACTTGCCTGTGGCAATAAATATCCCGTTCCAATCTTTAGGTAAGTCTTGTGTTAGTTGAAATTCACAACGTTCAATCCACATAGCATAATAATCTTTCATCTTACCATCAAAGGTTTTAGACAGTTGATTACACAATTTAATTGCTTTATTAAAGTCTTGGTTACGATAATGTTTATGCATCTGTGCGTGTAGTTGCTTACCTTTAACATACTTAGTTCGCTTAATATCCAGTACAGTGTATATTTCTATTCCAACACTTTTACCTTTTACTTGCAAGTCATCTACTTTTAGATAAAAGAAATCACTCTTAGTATGCTTGTATGTGTCTCCACCTACAAGTAATAAGCACCCATACTCTTTACACTTGCTTTCTATTCTCGCGGCAGTACTAACTGCGTCTCCGAGTATGTCATATGAGTGTCTTGCAGTGGAGCCCATTTCCCCAATATAACCGAGCCCAGTATTAATACCAGCACCCATA